GGCAATATTATTTATATTGTAATATGGAAAAAAATTCGTTCTATCTTCTGATATTTCAAAAGTTAATGTTGATCCGGTAAAAGCCGCTGGTAAAATAATAGTTTTTAGCGATGTACCGCTCATATTAATAATTCCAGATTTTGTTTGACCATTTAGAATAGTTGCATCTAGCGTTTGAATAACTAGACTTGTATATTGATCTACTGTACCCATTTTAAACTCTCCGTGTTTTTAAAAAAATCCTTTTAAATTGAAACTAAGCTAATTCTCCATGAATTGTCACAAAAGTAGGATCGCCATCAGTATTTCCTATCGTTCCCGCCGACCATCCTTCAACAGCAAGTACAAAAGAGGTACTAATTTGTGAGATAACCGATACAGATGGTTGTCCGGCATTTCCGCCAGTTCCTGTTTCAGGGCTACAAGTAGTTATGCAATAATCAGAATTAGCCATCGTGACAGATAAATTAACAGTATAATTTCCAATCGAGTTTCTAACAACACTACTTATATTGTATGAATCTAAAATTGTTGCTGTACTTCCAGTAAATTTTGCCCATGCTTTGGCAATTCCTGGATGATTAACAGTAACGATATGGACAATAAAATCAGTCCCATCATAGACAAATATGGCTTGAGATCCCGTTGGTAATTCACCAATTTCTATAGGCTTTCCGTAAATATCTTTTATAGTTTTAGCACCTAAACTATTTACATTTATAGTTGGAGTATTCGCTGTATTAACAGTATGAATATTAGCTTTAAATGCTAATCCCGCAGTTAATGCCGATGGTATTGGAGTTAATGCTATAGTATAAACCGCACCTGTTCCAGCCGTAGTTCCATAATCATAATCTCCTTTTTGCGCTATACTTTTTATCTCTGTTTCAGTTAAAAGCCCAGAAATAACAAAATAATCACTTGATTGTTTATATGTTATTTCTATAAATTTATTAGCATCAATATCGCCAGCTATTGGATCAGCACCAGATTGATCTTTTATTGATTTAACTCCCAACGCAAATGGATTAATAGTTGATGCGCCTGTATTGGTATTTGCGGGATTAAATCTTAATCGCATTCCATCAATAAATTTTGTTGGTGCTTGACGGGGTGAAATAGCAGATAATACATAGGCATCTGCCGCTCCAGAATCAACGAAAAAATCTCCTGCGCTACTATAATTCGTAGTAGCTTTCGCCATTTGGAATTGATCAGATGCAGATAAAACTTGATCACTGCTTTCTACTAAATTCTTTGATTCTTCATTTAGACCTTTTTCAAATTCTTCCGCGCTATATTGACTACCTGTACTTTTTGCTGGAACATCCTTCATATTTTATCATCCTTAATAAATATCCTTAAAATCCATTAATAAAATTATATATTAATGAGCCTGTAATAACAACATAATCAATCATTCTTATATCTCGCTATAATCTTAACAGGTGCTGGTTTTAATTGTTCAAACAAACATAATATTAAATTAGCTGTATCTAAAAAAGTTATCGGGAATGTTAAAGGGAATGTATTCCCTGGTCTGTCAAGATCTAAAAAATATACAATCATAGTAAATTTTGCCTCTTTTACACTATCAAAAAAATAAAATGGAAATGTAAAAGGAAAAAAATTACTATAATCAATACCATTTAATATTTGAATATTAAATCCAAAAAATTCAGCTAATGCGATAAAATCTGGCGTGCTTGTTAAATTCATTAATGCATATTTAGCAATTACATATTTTCGTCTTAGCTCTATTGTTTGTCCTTCTGGATTAAAACATATATCCGGTATGCCCAATGCCCGCTCCCACTCTTCAATTAAATTATATGTGTCTGGAATATAATATTGATCAACTAATTCTTTTAATTTTGCTTCTACTCTGCCAAATTCATAAGATAATGCCTTGAGCAATTTTCTTAAATTCGAGTTATCGATATTCTTAGCACGAAATAATTCACCACTTGGCATATAATTAGCTAAGCTTTGAGTATTAACTTCTAATGAATTTTCTATAAAATCTGTTTGTGGATCAACAAAATCCATTTTTAATCCTTATACATTCCAACTTATATTACCTAACACTGCTAATTCACCATCATTCACCGTAATATCACCCACTGGCGCAGAGAGTGTAAAGGTTTTAACAAATTCACCTGTTTCTGGATTTAGAGTTTGATAAATCGCAGAACGATAGGCATCTTCTATTAAATCCTCACCAACATTCGGTACATCTTTGAATAATTGCTCTAAATTGTCCTCGATAGCATCACGCAAAGCTTGTGAATCTGGATCTAAAGCAGTAAATACAAAATCAACTTGTACCTTGGTGGGCGCATAAACATGTACATCCTCATCGCGCATTGGAGCTGTTTTAATTTTTAAAATCTCATCTTTTACAGTTTGAATTTCGGTGGGATCAGGAATAATGTCATCATCATCATCTCGGGTAAAATAAGTCTCACATTCCCCAGCAATGGGCGTTGCATCAAAAACCCATACTCGCGTAACTCCCGTTATGTTTTTTGCCACTCGAATAATATCTGAATCATTAAAATTTGATATTGGGTTTGCATAAGCCTCTAAAACTCTCGTTCGATATTCATCTGTCGTTTCTTCATCAGCACCACCGGATATTTTTAAAAACTGTACATAGGCATCATTATCCACCCCAACAATTGGCGTTTTTAATGATATTTTTGCGCCACTGCCGAGATTTTTATCAGCTCCGGTTTCGCTACTTTGCACCTCAACGCTGGCAGTTGTGAAAGTCGCCGTTATCGTACCTGTTGCTGGTGTTGCAGGCGATCCGCTAACAGAATAGGTAAGAGTGTCCTCGCCTGTGACGGTTATGGGAAATGTGCCGTTATATTCAGCTTGATCAGCTCCAGCGATAATAACGCTTACATTGCTTGCTACTTGATGCGCAGCATTAAAAACAGCGGTTGCCGTGCTTCCGCTTCTGGTTAAAGATTGTACAAGTAAGACTTGCTGGGTTATAAGATAATTTTGATTGATAACAACATATTCAATCTGATTTTCACTCTGATATAAAGTACCCGAATCGATAATGCTTCCAGCAACGCCAGTTGCCGTGATAAAGCCTTTTGCGGGTGCGGCGGGATTTACATCAATGCCTTTGAAAAGCCCAAGACGGCGTATAAAATCAATGTCAGTGGCAGTATCGGGGAAAAGTTCCTTTTGCGCCTGTTGCTGTTGAGTATAGATATCGAAACATCTGCCCCCCATACCCACGCCGAACGCGCGGATTATAGATGCTCGTAAAAAGGGGTTTAATTCAGGTAGTTCATTTTGAATATCGGTTAAAATTCGATCAACAACTTCCTGCCGATTGGCTGGATATACTATCGTACTCATCCTTGATTACCTATTCCCTGTATTTATAAATCCTTTATAACTTAGTCTAAATCCTCGCTAAGTTCCTCTATTGTATTATCCCACAATCTAAAGCCTTTGTTTAGCACTATATCTTGCCCAATAAGAAATTGAATAAATATTAATAATGCATTTTGTTCATCATAATCAGCAGTCACATTCGCTTTATCAATATATTTATCTTCTTTAAACCATTCTACGGCATTACTTGAAAATGTAATTGAATTATTAAGTGTGACTTGATCGGCTCGTGCTTGTGATAATAACCAAAGTTTTGAGCCAATTTGAAAATCAGTAAAACCTAAAAATGCATTACCCCACCAACCACGCCGTTTTGAAGGATCTGCAACCTCGCTGGCTGTTGCCCGTCTTTCGCAAAAAATCGACATTAAAAGTGCGCTCGTAAAGCCTTGGGTTGATTTTAAATCCCCATTATCAAAAGCTAGATCATAAAATCCATTGTCTTTTTCCAGTAAAATGTCAACAAATGCCATTTCAATTTTCCTATATTATCCTTTTAAGCCCTAAAGGATAATATGATTAATTATATTATCCTTTTACATTAAATCGATGTATTCGTACCAGCACTAATAATCGTGCCATCATATGGCGTGCCACTTACTACAGTCCTAACCGTATCCCCCAATCTTGCTATTTGATTGCCACCAACACCTAAATTCGTCAAAGGAGCATCGATAGTAACGGTACTTGTAGCTGTCAAATTAACAGCACCATTTACCGTAATATCCAAATCACCTTTTGACTCAATCTCTATCTTACCATCAGCCTTAAAATAAACATACGATCCAGTTTTTGGGCTACCAACTTTAACCTCACCTACTGCTAAATTCTTAAATCTGTCATTTTCCAAAAATGGCATACAAGCGCGATTATTCTCAAATGCCTGTAAATTCCAGATGATAACCGGAGTCTCTACTGGACAATTACTATTAAATCCATATGGCATAATATATTCAGCATCACCAACTTTTCCTAAATATGAAATCTGCATAATTGGATAATACCCATTATCTGATGATTCCCGTGAAACATATCCACGTTTAACGAGGCTTTTAATTTTTGCTAATAATGATTTCATTTATTTATCCTGCTCCAAAAGTATTTTTCCCATAATTATTAGCTTTTTTATCTTTTATTGGCGTTTCTACTTGTAAGGTAAAAGATTCCTTTTGCATAAGCTTTAAAGTTGCTTTTGAACCTTCATCGAGAGATTGAGTATAAGTGACTTCAACAATTAATAATTGTGCATTAACATCTGCAAATTCATCAATAACATGCACTAAATAATTCGGTTGCCAAATTTTATCCTGATCATCAGTTGGTGTAAAACCTTGCACAGTACACGTATAAACTCTGGCATTTGATTTTCTAAAATTAGCCTCCCACTTTGCCCTATCTGCTGTTTGCGTATCTTCTTGTGTATCATCAGATTGAAAATAATAAATTCTTGAGTTTCTTATCTCGCTATCAGTTGCAGAACCAGTTACATGAGCCATTTGTTTTGGTGAGCTTTCTTTATCAAAAACATGAAGTGATGCCGCGCTTTTAGAAGATGATACATTATAAAAATTAAAGCGTTTGGTATCATCATAAACAACTGATGAATTTAATATTTGACCTCGCGCATCTCTTTTGGTTGATAGAACTGTATTTAATAAATCCAGTGTTGATCTTTGAAAAACAATATTACCAAACCCATCAGTGGTAAGCATAACTGCTGCTTTTTTTGCATATTTTTCGATAAAATCAAATGCTGTAATGCCAACGCTTTCTGCTGCAATATCTTTGAATGTCTTTAAATTATGATTATCTATTACTTTAATATCATCTAAATGAAGCTCGGATAATACTTTTTCTACAAGTTGTGTTAATGTTATAGGCGGATTAAATTCAATCTTTTGGCTTAATTGACTATCGATAACATCATTTGTACGATCGCGTCCGCTAATTGTTACTTCATGCTCGTCACTTTCTAATTGAACCGATATTTTTTCTACCCATCCATTTATTACCGAAACATCATTAATTATAATTTTGCATTGTGTACGTTGTTGGATAGGAAACGGTTTGCCAACAACTGCACTAGCAGTAAATGAAAAAGTACCACACATATTATCGAGTGATTTTGTAACAGTTACACGCTTCCATCCGGTAAAACGTGTTCCATCAACTTCTACAGTTACATTATTCATTTACTTTGCTATTCCTCTAATATTTTAATATTTCCTTCAACAACCGCTGGATTAAAAATCTGATTTAAACTTAAAATCTGATCATAATCATCAGTATCACCGGAATATTGATAGGTTAAAACTGTCACTGGCATTGTCTTTGTTTTGACTTCAACAATTTTATTAACAATCAATCTCTCTTGTTCAAAAAATATTCGTATTTGATTTCTAAGCTCGTTAAGATCGCTTAATAACTGATTGGAGAATTTATTAAATTCACTATTTAACAAATCATCATAATTTTTATCTAATACTTGGGCTGTATCGTTTAAATCTTGCTCATTTGCATAATCAATATCTTTTGCCGCATCGACCTGATTGTTAAAAGCTAGAGCATTTATTGAGCCATTGATAAGTTTCTGATTATCATTACGCTGGCGTATTTGGGTGGTTGGAAGATCGATAAATTCATCTCCTTCACCAAAACCAAATAATTTTGAACTTGCGTCAAACCTTGTTTGTCCATCATCTGATAAATCATCAAATGATGATATTAAATCAGATGTATTGCCGCCAATATCTCCATCAGGCGATGTGATTTTAAAAGCATTAGAAGTGAAATTATTAGATTGTGTTTGAAATTCGGTACTACTTGTATTTAATGACTTTGTGCTATTTGCAATTAACTTTAAAGTATCGCTTAGATTTTCTAATTTTTGAGCAGCAAATGATATATTTCTAGCGAATTGTGCTATGTATTGACCGTTTAAATCATCTTTAATAAACGCATAAAGTTTGCGATATAAATCAGCGATTTTTGATATATTATCATTTGATGCATCTGGAAATCTGCTTTTTTCTGTTTCTACAAAATTAAGTGTGAAATTTCCTATACCAAAATCGGTGCTTATATTTTCAGAAAGAGTATAACCAGTGCAAACACAATTAATATTACCCAAAAAAGGATGCTTAAGTATACCGATTCCCTCATCAGTGAGAGCATCAATCAAAGTTTTTTTCTCAGTCAAATAAAAAAATCCTTTAATTATCGCTCGAATACTAAATGTGCGTAAATTATTACCAAGATCTTCTACATATCTAAAATTCTTATTCGGATATTCATGTACAACTGTTTTTCTTCCAGCATTAATATCACCACTTATATAAAAAAATGGAGCGCGTTTAAAGCTTGCTGGATATAACATGTCAAATAATAATGACATTTTTTAACTTCCCTGTTAATAATACTACATATATGATGACAACATATTTGTCCCTAAATTAAACCCAAGATCACCACCATCACTTTTGCCATACATTCCTTTCACAAAATTACCTGGATCTTGTAATGCAATATTTACATCGCTTCTGACTCGTTGTTGTGGCATTGTTAATGGAGCAAATGGCTGTTGTTGCATAAAAGGTGATTGCTGGAACATCATAGATTTTTTCATCTCAACTGTTCCTTTATGTTTTGAAAAGAGGGAAAATATCGATTCTATTCCTTTTATCATTTTCATGATTGGATGAACAATTAATGTCATAACAACATGAGCTATTGCCTTAAAAGCAGCAAGCAATCCTTTGTTAACCAATGTGAATAATTTAAAAAACAATACCAAAATTGTTTTTACAACAAACCATATAATTTTAATAACCCCAAGTATTATATTGATAACAAACCTAACTGATGCCATATGTTTGTATAATTCAACGAACCCAGCAACAACTGCGGCAATTGCAATAACTGTTAAAGTTACAGGGCTAAATATAGCTCCCCAAATTGCTTCAAATCCAATAGCGACAAGCCCTGTTAAAAATACCATTGTTCCTAATGCGATTAATAGAGGAGCTATAGCTGCTGTTATTAACCCAACAATAACTATTATTTTTGCTAATTTTTTATGAGTTTTGCCAAAATTTACAATTGCTTTTTTAGCTTTTCCAAACCAATTAATTAATGATTGCATTCTTTTCTGAAGCTGCAAACTATCTATAATAATATCGCCAATTGGTCTTAAGAAGTAAAATTTAATACTATCTCTTATAGTGCTAAATAATCCAGATATTGTATGAGACATTTTTTCAGCACCACCAGCAAATATACCCGTACCTGTGGTTAATCTTCTTATTGCTTCATCAAAGATTTTGGCAGTAGCAGCACCTTTTGCAACGGCGCCAAAAACATCAACATGTGCATGACCTGCTTCTTTTGCCATTTTTTTTAAAACTGTAACAATTCCCGTATGCGCTCGTACTAATGGCATTAATTCTCTTACAGTCATTTTTCCACGCTGATGGATTCGCGTATAAACACTAGTTAAACTTTCTAATGGCATTTTTGTGATTGCAGCAATGTCACTAAGCCTTTTTAATATAGGAATTACTTGTTTTGCATTAGTTCCAATATTAAGCAAGGATTTAGCTGCTCCGCCAATATCTTCTAAATGAAAAGGTGTTCTTGCTGCAAAATCAGTTAAAGATTCAACCATATTTTTGGCTTTTGTGGCTGAATGCATCATTACTTCAAAAGCAATATTAAGATCTTCGATATCAGATGATGCTTTAACTGCCGCAATCCCAAATCCAATTATAGGAGCAGTAACGCGCAGCATCATCTTTTTACCAAGATCTGCCATAGCTTTACCAGCATCTTTGGTTTTTTGTCGGAATTTAGACATTTTAGCAGTAAGACGATCAACTGATTTAGAAATTTTACGCGATACATTCGTAAAATTATCTATTGCTTCAAAATTGTATGAAATATTAAATGCCATTTATCTGCCTTATCTGCTCCGTTGCGTTTCTCGCTTTATTTCTTCCTGAATCTTTAGCGCATTTTTATATAATTCAAAAACCTCTGGTAAAGGCATCTTCTGTAATTCATTATATCCAATGCCTCCATTATAAAATTCCGTCATCTGACAAATAAGATAAGTTATTTGCTCAGTTGGCGTTTCATCCATAAT